CGGTGAGCGGGCCTCACTCATACGACGAGCAAATACGTCTGTGACCGCGCTGGATAGTCGAATCATGGAGCCGTTTTATTGCGCACTCGACCAAGATGCATCGCGCGTATTAAGCGACTGCATCGACATTCTGGAAGCTGACGCGCAGCCAAAGCAAGTGACTTGCCAAATCTACGGGCATGTAGTCGGTGCGTGCGTAGAGTGCAATACGCATATTGAAGCGCAGCAAGCCAAGCCAAAAGATTGGAAAGCAGAGCAAATTGACGACTATGAAATCCGGGTGACATCCCCAGAGGGCGAGTCGTGGCGCTTGCGTAGTGCAGACAAGAACGACATTTTCAACAACTTCATCTGGCGGTGGGCACAGAGCATGGTCGGGCTGAATGCGCCCAAGTAGCCCCTGCATCGCCGTGTGTTCTACGGCGCAGGGTGACGACCTCTGCAAAGGCTGCGGGCGAACTTTTCACGAAGTGTGCTTGTGGCTGGAGATGACCGACGCCGACAAAGAAGCCGTCTGGCAGCGCATCGAGGCCGAGCGTACGGCTTGGCGGTTTAACAAATATTCGGAGAGAGCGAAATGAAACTGGAGATCGAGATCACAGAGGCTGAAATCAAATCAGCCATCGAGCGAAAAATCAGAGTTGCTTTGGCCGACGAGGTAAACGCTTGGAGTTCTGACCAGTACATCAAAGAGCAGATCAAAAAGTGCTGGAAAGCCGTGGCCGACAAAGCCATCCAAGAGGCTTGCAACGACGCCCCCGCGCTCCAACAAAAAATTATGAACGCACTAGAACACAAGATTCGCGGGCAGTTGACCGCCGTAATGAAGGCAGGAAATAAATGACAGTCAAATTAGTATGGGTCACGCCCGACGCAGACAAGCAACTGGCCTACATCGCACGGGTAAGCGCACCGGCGAATCAAGCCAATGAGTCTATCGAAGGCTTGCTTCGTTACATGATGCGCGAAGGTCACGTTAGTCCATTTGACATGGCGAATGTCTGTATTGAGGTCAACACACCGCGAGACATTGGGCGACAGGCACTGCGCCACTCCAGCATCAAGCCGCAAGAATTCTCACAAAGGTATGCTGATGTGAGTGCATTGGGCACAGTGACTACGCGTGAGTTTCGTTTGCAAGACCCCAAGAACCGGCAGGCCAGCATCGAAGTGCCAGCCGACGATCCGCGTGCGGTTGAATGGCAGCTTCGCCAACTTCGACTACTGGAAATAGTGCAAGAGGACTACCGATGGTGCATCAACAACGGCGGGGCCAAAGAGTGTGCCCGTGTCGTGTTGCCAGAGGGGTTGACACCCAGCCGCTTGTACTTCAACGGCACGTTGCGAAGCTGGATTCACTACCTGCAATCACGCCTTCACGAGAGCACGCAGCGCGAACACCGCCTGATCGCCCAGCAGGTGCTTGAGATTCTGCGCACTGCGGCACCGGTCACGATGTCGGCGTTTTTCCCGCTGGAGGGTGCATGACCTGCGACCACAGCGGCAAATCAGTGGTCATCCGAGTTCGCCACACCGCGAAAGGCACGCGCCGCCGGCGTGTGTGTCTCGATTGCGGCGAGCGTTACACGACGCTTGAAACCGTGGTTGGTGGGCAGCGCAAGCCCAGTGCGGCACCAGAGCAACGCGGCTTTGCTTTGGCGGGATGGCTGCGATGAAGCAACCGAAGCTGCCCGAGCCTACGATTATTGATGGCCGCAGGCTGTACACCGCTGGCGACATGCGCGAGTTTTGGAAGGCAGGTGTCGAGTACGGCATGCAGTTTGAGCCGTACACACCCACAGATCCGACAGAAGCTGGCAAGTACACATCGGCGGTTCAAGACCTATTTTCAAAGTTTGGAATGAAATGACCCACAAGCTAAGTAGTGACGGCGCGGCAGTGGTCGCCCCGGAGTTCCATTGGCTACCCATCGACGAACGCACCCCGCGCGGCGTGTCAATGCTGCTGATTAACCGGGCAAGCGGCGTGCTGCAAAAAGGGCAGTACACGGCAGACGATACGTTTTTTGACTACTGGGCACCGAACCCGACATTTAAAAAGGATAGCAAATGAGCAAGATTGAAACTGGCGGGCCAGCGTTTCCAACTGACTGCAACAAGAACATCCTTTACGGCATGGAACTGCGTGACTACTTTGCAGCAAAGGCGATGCAGGGCTTGGTCGCAAGTTGCACCAGTGACCAAGAGTTAACGCTTAGTCTGTCGGCTAAATGGTGCTACGAAATGGCCGACGCCATGCTGGAGGCTCGCAAATGAGCTACGACAACTATGCAAAACTGATTCTGCAATGGGGCGTTGACCGGGGCATCGTGCAAAACGGCAAGCCAATCGGCCAGGCCATCAAGACCCTAGAAGAAGTCACGGAACTGCTGGACGCCATCAACAAGGGCGACATGGACGAAACCAAAGACGCCGTGGGCGACATCGTTGTGACGCTGCTCATGGTGTGCGCCACGCTTGATATTGACTTGGTGGACTGCCTGGCGGGTGCCTATGGGCAGATCAAAGACCGGCGCGGGTATCTGACGGCAGAGGGTGTTTTTGTCAAAGAGGTGGCGGTATGATCCAAACCGAATACCTACCACCGCCCGAGCTTCACCAACTCACAGGCTACGCCCGCCCGACTTCGCAGGCGGGGTGGCTAAAAACGCAAGGCATCGCGCACCGCGTTGACGGAAAGCGCGTTATCGTGTCGCGTTTGCATGTTCAATCGTGGCTCGAAGGTCGCACGGTTGTGCAATCAAGAGGGCTTAACTTAGCGGGGATCAAGTGAAAAAATCAAAGTACCCAAGGCTGCGCAGCAAGGTTTACAAAGGCGTCAACGGGCAGTTGTACACGTACTACGTCTACGACAACCGGGGCAATGGCGTGCCTGATGTTCGCCTTGGGACTGATTACGCCGCCGCCCTGGTGCAATGGCACAGCCTTCACAACCACATCCCGCTAACCATTGGCCGAGTTCAGCAGGCTATTGAGCGTTGGCGGGATGAAGTGTTGCCCACTTACACAGTGCAAGGCACCCGCCAGCAGTACAGGTGCTATCTTAAAAGCATTGAATCCGCATTCGGGCAAATGGCATGGCATGAAGTGAGGATTCAAACACTTCGGCAGTACGTCAACGCACGCAGCGCCAAAGTGTCGGCAAATAGGGAAATGGCGGTGTTTGCGCTCGTCTGGAATAAGGCGAGGCTGTGGGACATGACGGAAGCCGTATGGCCTGCGTTGGGGTTAGCCGCAAAGGACTGGCGCAACAAAGAGAGCGCGCGCGTGGTGGATGTCACCGACGATATGTTTAACGCTGTTTACGAACAGGCCGACCGCATTTTGCGAGACAGCATGGACATTGCCACGGCCACAGGGATGCGGATTACCGACATTCGCACAATAAGGATGCCGGTCAATGGCGTGCTCCGGTTCCGCGCTAGCAAAACGGCAAAGTGGGCGGAGTTCGATGTGGCGCAGTCGCCGGTCTTGTCTGCCCTAGTGGCACGGCGCGAAGCCATGAAAGCCCATAGCGTCATGCTGTTGGCAAGTAACACAGGGAGACAGGTATCGGAATTTATGCTGTCCGAGCGCTGGACAGCAGCGAAAGAGGCTGCAATGCGGGTAAACCCTAAGCTAGCCGCTGATCTGCGCGGGCTGTACTTGCGTGACTTGCGCAAGCGTGCGGCTAACCTGGCAGACGACATGGCTGGCGCGTCCAAGCTTTTGCAGCACTCCAGCGAACGGCTCACGGAAGCGCACTACCGCACAAAGCCGGTGAAGCTGTTGGCGGTGCGTTAAATTTATTTGTTGATTTTTCTTGCGTTACATAATTGTTGATATACAATATAGGAACACCAACAGAAAGAAACAAATGAGCAAACAAGACTACCCACACGACGGCAAGTTCTACTCAATGGCGTCAAACGACAAAGGCTCTATTGACACTTACGCAAGCACGCTTGATGGAGAGTTGTTCAATGTGATGTCGGTTTTGGCTGGGCAAGAAGGTGTTGTTGTTGCCTCAAATGTGAGCTACGAAGAAGCCAAAGATTGCGCCAAGGCAGAGATCAGCAAGGCCAAAGCAAAAAGGGCCGCGCATATTCTTGCGACGCTGGGCAAGAAGGTGTTGTTGTTGCCTCAAATGTGAGCTACGAAGAAGCCAAAGATTGCGCCAAGGCAGAGATCAGCAAGGCCAAAGCAAAAAGGGCCGCGCATATTCTTGCGACTATCCCAATGGGAATAATCCAGCTTGATCACAAGTGGGCGCTTGAGTACAAATGAGCGTATCAAAACAAAGGCCGGGTCGCCCGGTATCTGAACCCACAAAACCCGCAATGATCCGACTGACAGAGGCGCAGCGGGTCAAATATCTCGAGCTTGGCGGGGCGCGTTGGGTTAAGCGCCTGATTGACGAGGCGAATACTCCCCCAAGTATGCGGAAATCATAGGCGCATCAGGTGCTGTAGCTATAGCCAAACTCAGCTTTACAAGCATTTCCATGCGCCTAAAATCGCCCGCAAAACCGCATGGTTGAGCCATTTCGTGGTGTGACTCGGTGTCGAACTAGCCTGACAAAAACACCAATAATTTCAACAGCTTAGGATAATCGTTGGCGCATCGTTGGCGCATTCGTTGGCGCATCACTTCGCCGCCAGCAAATCCGACTTGAGCACACTCCCGTTTGAGCTACCCAGCCAGAAGTTGACAACCGCGCCAAAAGCAGCACCCAGCGCACCAAGCATGATTAACAGCGAGTCGGTGGGGCTGTACTCCATCACCAGCATGGAGCCCAAGATGCCAAAGAATCCAAGTGTGACAAACGTGGACAGAATCGCCGGGTAATTGCTGCGCGTTTGCTTTTGCATGTCGCGCGCGTCTTTGGTGTTGTCCACATCCAACTTTGCCAGGTCGATCTTGTTTTGCTCAAGAAATCGCTGAAAATCAATTTCAGCCAGTTTTATGCCGCTAATCTGTTCCGGCGTCAGCTTGCCGCTGTTCAGCACTTCGCTCACGGCTTCGATGGTCTTTGACTCAAGGCCGAGCTTGTCCGCAATGAATGCAGCCGCAGCGCCTCCCAGCGGGCCTCCCAGCGCGGTGCCAACCATCGGTGCCAATGTTTTCAGCCATGACAAGTCCATTACTGCCACTCCCCGGTTATCAGTTGCTTAATCAGTCGCTCACAGCGCGCAGGCGTTTGGCTGTGCCACTTTGACGCGCGCATGTTGGCACCGGCACGCTCGTACTCGCCCGCTTCGATGAATTTCAACGTGTTGCGAAAGCCCACAAGCCCATCCGTGCCCATTTGGAATGCCATGTTTTGCAGTACGCCAAAACGTACCGGGTCAATGTGAGCAGCCCACGGCAAGGCCATGATGACCTCGCCCGTCTTTTGCCGAATGTCGTTTGCCAGCAGGTAGGCCGACTCTTCTTGGCTTATGCCGCCACCCTTGCGCTTGTCAATCAGCCGCCCGATGCCAATTGTCAGGAACCCCAAGTGGTCAGAATAAGCGTGCAGCTTTTCGCCTTCGTCACGGCGCAGTTGTTCTGTGAGGTTTGTAATCATTTGAAATCATCCTGTTGAAAACAAGCACATGACCGCGCCATGTCTTTGACCGACAACACTTCTTTGCGCAACATGGCGATCTCGGCAGCATGGGCGCGTAGCTCCTGCATCAAGTCCATCATCAACAACGCCAGCTTTTCCATAGAATCTGCGCTCATTTGTCAGCCTTTCCTGATAGGGTGTGCTTGATCTCTTGCAAGCTGTCCATGATGGGCTTCATGGCGTCCTGCAAGCGGTCATAGCGCACGTAGTCGCGGGTGAGTTGCACCTCCAGTGCTGACAGGTCTTTGCGCAATGACTGGGTGGCGTCGTACAAGATGCGAGAGAACCAGCCAAGCACGCCACAGCCAATGCCCAAAAGCGCCATGATGATTTGCTCAAGACTCATTTGCAGTGCCCGTTAGGATTTGGGTCGTAAGGGTCAAGCAAGTGTGCACAAATGCTGCGAGCATGCTTCTGTCGGCGTCCTGCTGGTCCTGCGATGTATCGCTTTAGACGGTCAGTCACAAGCTCACCGAAGCTGTGCGGAAGTTCGTGAAACCAGATCGTCGCAATGGTCACATTGATGAGCCAATCCAGCGCGTATCCAACCAGCAAAGCCGGAGCGCCTAGCACCTTCGCGGGGGTGGAGAGTCGCCCAAGCAAGTGCGCCCGGTACAGCCCCATCACGATCAGGTAGAGATACCACAACGCCCACAGCGAGGCGATGGCGTAGATTGGGTAAATCACAGTGTTGCCCCTAGCGCCCACAAGTCATCCAGCGATTCAGCGGATACACCCAAAGCCGTGCCCATCTCCTCCACTTGCGGATTGATGCGCTCAAATGCCGTCGAGAACTCGTACCAATCTTTGAGGTCTTGGTCGCCCGCCGCCACCGCAGCTTCTACCGCTGTGCGCAAGCCTGCGCGGGTCAGGGCTTGGCGGATTTGACGCGGGCTGATCGAGGGGATTGGCGCAGGGGGTGCAGGTGGTGCAGGCTGAATCCCCTCTGTTACCGCGGCGATCAAGTCTGCATACTGTGCAGCGCCTTCACCCAAGTCGGCCATGAGCATGTCCATCTGCACATCGGCGTAGGAGTGGCAGCGCAGTTGCTTGCCATCATCGTCCAGCCAAGTTACTTCAACGGAGTTGGTGTCGGAGTAGTGGATTAGGTTAATCATGTTGTGCTGCCTTTGATGATGGCGAAGTTGATCTGGACTGCTTCAGAAAGCGATGCACCGGAGATATTTTTAATAGCTATCACAGCAACACCGGAAAACGACACAAAACCCCACACGTTGTAATTACGCACGTCTGCTATAGACCCACTTGTAGACAGACTAAGAGCCAGCACATCAGATGCTGCAATCAAAGAGTTATTAAATACAAAGCTAACCGCACCGGATGCGGCCAACGCGTCAGCAGTCATGGTGATACGACCACAAGGTTTGTTCAGCGTCACCGCAGTGGATTTACTTGTCGCCTGCGTCACCGTGCCACCAGAGCCTGTGCCGTAGCCTAGACCTGAAGCACCATTAACCAGTGCACCCCCCGTCAGATTAGTCAAGCTGGTGATGTCAGTGTTTGCGCCGGAGGCGGCTGCGCCCAAAGCGGTACGCGCTGCAGCCTTGTTGCCGCTGTCGGTGCCCAGCAAATCGGAACAGTAATCACGCAGACTGCCCAGTGCCGTTTTCATTTGACTTGTGACGGGGAGCGCAGTCCCGTCGAGGATGTTGCGCGCGGGTAGGAGTGCCATGTTTAATATCCTTGAATTAACGAGTCGATGGTTGCTGAAACGCTAGTGCCTGCCGCATTGCGTGCGGTGATAAGCGGGCCGAGCGCGGTGGATTTGTCGGTGATTTCGAGCGAGAGTGCGGTGCTGCCGCCTTGCAAAGTTAGCTGCACGTTTTCGATGACGTTGAACTGTCCCGCCACGGAACTCAGGCGCGTACCGCCTGCGCTGATAGCAACGCCGTTGAGCTTGACAACTTTGTCAGGTACGTCCACCGACACGACGAATGCCGACAGCAGCCCCGACAGCGGGCCGGTACTGGTGGCAACTCGAA